CACCGCTGCCAAAGGCGTAATGGATGTAGTTAGAAGTCAAGGTTCCGATCACCAGTTTAAAGCAGTGATCATGGACGATACCACAGCAGTTATTACTGCTTCGTTTAACTTCGAACCAACATCTGACAAGTATATCAGAAACGTATTTAATACCGACCCAACTGCCTTGGGGTCTGTTAATACTACCACAAAAAATTACTTTCTTGGCGAAACTTTCGAAAAGAACTTGTATAGCGTCGCCGGCACTGGTGCTGGCGCTGGCTCTTCTTTCGCTTACGTTGCCCCAATCGCTTCCGGTCATAATCACAAAAGAGAGTTTACCGAAGCAAAGAGTGGTTACGTTATTGCTCAAGATTTTTCTTCCGATAATAGTAACTATGATCCAGCAGCAATGGATAAATTGTTTAGATTTGTCGCTGTTGACGCCGGTGAAGAAGTACAGAGAAAGGTAAAGATTTCTATCTCTGACATTAAAGCATCAATTAATCCAACAAGTCAACCATATGGTTCTTTTACTGTAGAGGTTAGAGCATTGGATGATACGGATGGTTCTAAAAAAGTGCTAGAAGCATTCGCTGGATGTAACCTAAACCCCAACTCCCCTAACTTTATTGCTAAGAAAATTGGCGACAAGAGTATGGTGTGGGATAACGACAAAAAGAGATACTTGGAACTTGGCGACTACGCCAACATGTCAAAGTATATTCGTGTTGAATTGACAGAAGGAGTGAAGAATGGTTCACAAAACCCACAATCACTTCCTTTCGGATTCTTCGGTCCAGTCCGATTAGCAGACACCGTTTACACTGATAACCTTAGAACATCTGGCAACACTATTGAAGACGGAGATGGAGTTCCAAGTTCTATTGTCTCAGACAACAACATTGATTTGAATGCTTCTGGTTCCGCTGGTGCTGGTTCACTCAAGGAAGTGAAAATTGTCTTTCCTAAGATTTCCTTAAGAGGCAATACCACTGAGGGCGAATTAACAGATCCCTCTCTAGCATACTTCGGATTGGATACCACACAGAGAAACAACAATAGATTTGAAAAAAGTGTTCTGGATTTGTTAAGACCAAATCCAGTAGCTTACAGTACTTTTGAATCAGGTTCTGCTGGAAGTTCCGCTAACTACCACCACGTTTTCTCACTGGATAACATTAAGTATCATTCCGGTTCTGGTGGTATTACACTCCACGGCGCTTACGCCGCTAACGCTCGAACAAGCGGCGAATCATTGACCTGTACCAGTCCTTCAGTCCCAACTGCTGGAACGAGTTACAAAGGTTCATACTCATCTCCACTAGATGCCGGTTTTGACTCCTTTACGATGCCACTCTTCGGTGGTTCGGACGGTCTTGACATCACAGAAAGAGATCCTTTCAGAAACAGTCTGCTAGGTAACTATAGTACTGATGAGTCAAGTTACGCTCGGTACTCCGTAAAGAGAGCAGTGGATTCTATTTCAGACCCTGAAGTTTTGGAAATGAATCTTGCTTCTATCCCTGGTATTACCGATACTGGTTTGGTTGACCACTTAATCAACACTTGTGAGACTCGTGCTGATGCCTTGGCAGTGATTGATTTACCAGGTGGATATCAGTCAATTTACGAATCTACTTCTACAGAACAAACTAGATTAGGTTCGACCGACTCGGTTATTACAAATCTCAAAACTCGTGGATTAAACTCAAGTTATGCTTGTGCTTTCCATCCTTGGGTTCAGGTTAGAGATACACTCGGTTCTAACGGACTTTTGTGGATGCCACCATCTGTAGCAGCACTTGGTACATTCTCTAGTAACGATAGAAAGACAGCACCTTGGTTCGCCCCAGCTGGATTCACCCGAGGTGGACTCACTGAAGGCGCTGCCGGTATTCCTGTCATCGGCGTTCGTGAGCACTTAACGAGAAAAGAACGAGACAAGTTGTACGAGAGAAGTGTTAATCCAATCGCTAAGTTCCCAGCAGAGGGAATCGTAGTGTTCGGACAAAAAACTCTTCAAACGACACCATCCGCTCTTGACAGAATCAACGTTCGTCGATTGATGATCCACGTCAAGAAGGGCATCTCAAGAATCGCTTCCAGATTGCTGTTTACTCCAAACGTAAATGCAACATGGCAAAGATTCAAAGACGAAGCAAATCCATTCTTGGAGCAGATCAAAAACGAATTTGGTTTGGATGACTTTAGAGTAGTTCTCGATAGTACCACCACCACTTCAGACTTGGTTGATAGAAACATTATGTACGCTAAAGTTCTCTTGAAGCCAACCCGAGTTGCCGAGTTTATTGCAATTGACTTCGTAATTCTGAGAAATGGGGCATCTTTTGATGACTAAAAATAAAATAGAGAGTATTTACATTAAGGAGAACTTATAAAATGGCAAACAATTTCTGGTCTAGTAAACAAGCATCACCTAAGAGAAGTTATAGATTTCTCTTGTCTATGGGAACCGGCGGCACCGGTATCGGTGGCGAAGAAAACTCTTGGTTAGTAACACAAGTTAAGAAACCAAGTGTTACTGTTGGTGAGGTAAGTCATAAGTACCTTAATCATACTTTCTATTATCCTGGCAGGGTTGAGTGGGACACTGTAGACGTTACCCTCGTAGACCCTGTGAGTCCCAATGCCTCCGGTATGCTCGCTAGAGTCCTAGAGGACAGCGGGTATCTCGTACCAGGTAACTCAACTACTACCACAGCGATCACCAAAGAGGCCGCTGTCAACGCTCTTGGCGTCGTTACTATTAAGCAAATTGGTAACGATAGCAACGAACCTGTAGAAACATGGGTTCTACATAACGCCTTTGTCACAAATATCGACTGGGGTGAACTAAATTATGAGTCAGATGACTTAACAAATATTACAATTACGCTAAGATATGATTATGCGACTTGTGAAACACCAGGCACTAACAGAGAAGCAGGTGAAGGAACGTTCTTCCGTACCACATAATTTAGAGTTGCTAGAAAGTTAAGAGGTATAAATGTCAAGAACCAAGAATTCTGACAAGATCGGAGCAGCACCCGACAATAGTGCTCCTGTATCTTCCACGACCAGTGAATTAAGTTTTGTCACCCCAACTGAATTTGTAGATCTCCCATCAGGGGGTAACTATTATGCTGAAGGTCACCCACTCCACGGACAGGACACGGTGGAGATGAAGTATATGACAGCGAAAGAGGAGGATATTCTAAACTCCGAAGTTTTGCTTAAGAAGGGTGTAGCCATTGATAGAATGCTAGAGAGTCTTCTATTGGATAAGACCATTGCCATTGATGAACTTCTCATAGGTGACAAAAATGCCCTAATCGTTTCGGCAAGGATCTCTGGTTATGGATCAGATTATCCAGTTATGATCAATTGCCCAGCATGTATGGCTAAAAATGAGCTAGAGGTTGACCTAGAGGAATCCAAAACTCTGTCTGGAGCAGTCAAGGACAACATGAATAACCTAGACGATGTAAAGATATCCGATAAAAATTTGCCAACCCTAACCTTACCACGCTCCGGAGTGGAAGTGGAGATTAAGTTCTTGACCTCCAAGGACGAGGCGGATATTGAAAAAGCAGAAAAGATGGCACAAAAACATAAATTACCCCCAAGTCAACTTACAAACATACTGAAGAAAATGATTGTTTCTGTTAACGGTAATATGGACAGGGCAGTCATAAACAACTTCGTCTCAAACATGCCAGCGATGGATTCTAAATATATTAGAGGTGTTTATAAAATTATAAACCCCACACTTAAACTAGAGCACGAATTTTCTTGTAACAGTTGCTCACACGATGGGACTGTGGAGGTTCCCATCACTCCAGCGTTTTTTTGGCCTGACCGATGAGTATATGGAAAGCGTTTACGAAGAGATGTTTAATCTTAAGCATCATGGTGGTTGGAGTTTTATAGAGATATACAACTTGCCAATACAATTACGACGCTGGTTTTTGAAAAGACTTATAAAACAATTTGAGGATGAGAGAAAAGAGATGGAGAAAGCTTCTAAAAGAAAGTAGTTGCTTTCTTTTCTCTTTACTATTTATTATTTGGAGGACTACCTTATGGACGAAAAACAACCTATGACTATCAACCTCAATGCTCATGCCGACGGACAGCTGA